AAATTGTGTAGAAGAAAATGGAATGTGCAGATTTACTGCTGAATTATAAGGAGGAACAATATGTTACCACAAGAACTAACGTTTCAGGTACGTGAAGAACCTGTATATAACCAACATGGTACAAAGCTAGATGGCTACAAGCAGTTGGTTAAAGACGAGAACAACGAACTGATTGCAGTTCACAAGAATACATACCGAGTGATATCACATGACAAAGCTCATATCGAAGCACTTGATTTTCTACATGAAAACTTTGATACCAATGGTATGACTGAGAAACACAAGTGGTCAAACAATGGTGCTGTGATGGCTACTAGATTTACTTTACCAGAGTATCAGATACCATTCAAAGATACATCCATTGGTCTAGAAGCTGTAGTATGGAACAGCTACAATGGTATGCGTTCATTTAGATTTGATCTAGGTTTCTACCTATGGCTATGTCTTAATGGACTTAAGAGTTCAGTATGGGATATCAGTTTGAATACTGCACACAAAGGTAGTGGTGATATTAAACTAGCATTACCTGGTGGTTATGCAGCTCTTGATGGACTACAAACTGTACATAACTACATGACTAACTGGTTAGAAATACCAGTAGAAGATCATCAGTTTGAATCTGAGGTAGATAGATTATGCTATCAACCAACACGTACTGACAAGAGTCATGTCAATCAAAACCACAAGAACTACATCATTGACCAGTACAATGGTAACTATGCACAACAATTTGGACCTAATAAATTCAGTGCATATCAAGCAATTACACACTGGAGTACACATTATCCTAGCGATTCAGTAAATACTCGCTATGATAGAGAGAGGAAAGTGTCTAACATGTCTTGGTTTAGCCAAGCTGCCTAGAGTTTAGATGGGAGTACAATCTAATCCTTCCTCCTCCAAAAGTACTCCCATCCTACAATCAATGAACCATGTAACTAAACTAACAAAGGAGAGCTTTGTGATAGATAAATGCAAAGAATGTAAAAGGAAATATACAAGAGCTATGCTTATAGAATTTTATTTAGATAGGTTTTGTATCCAATGTTTTAACAGGAGTTATTATGAAAAAGGAACAAATAATAGATAAATTATATAAAATTATAACTGATGAAGAATCTATATATGATATAGCTGAATCTTTACATTCTTCTTATCACTATGATTTAATTGAGTCTAATCATTTTCGTGAAATGTATGAAGAACAAAATGATTACAAAGGAATAAAATCAACTAAAGAATGGTACAAAAAAGGTCAAAGAAAAAAATACTTATTTGAAATTTTTGACCAGTATCACACATTACTGGAGGAATCTAATGAAAACAAAACTAAGAAAAGTAACTAAGCTATGGAAAGGAATGTATATCTCTTTGAGAGATTATGAAATCCAACAAGCTATAGATAAAAACTATAGTATCCATGCAGTGCATAAAGGTGAAGTGATGATGCTTACACCTACAAGATTAAAAGAAATAGATTTAACTGTAGGCACACCACAGAAATCAATATATGATGGTAAGTCTTATAGACTAATAGATGTGAGGTGGAACCCATATGACAGATCAAATAAATCCAAGCCATTATAAACAAGGCAACATTGAAACTTATGATTTCATTACTGCAAAAAAATTATCCTATGCACTAGGAAATGTGATAAAGTATATTGTTAGACATAAGTTCAAAGGAGGAGTAGTAGATCTGGAGAAAGCAAAATGGTATCTACAAAAAGAAATAGATGACTACGATAGATCTTAAGTTACTTTCACGTAAACTAGCTAATGAAAAAAAACTCAGACCACCACGTATTAAATACAATATGCGTGATCCTATGCAACGTAAGAAAGCATGGGTTAGATCTGTATGTTACTTTGCATATCTAGAAAAAGGTAGTGATGTAGCTAATGCTTTACGTATTGAACTAAACAAACCTTATGTTCAACCTAGCATCAAACAAATAGCTAATGAGATATGGTCTAGAAAAAAAGAGTTTGATAATATTATCGAGAGGAAGGTAAACAATGACATCAACAAACGAACCAAACAAGTTCGACAGAACAAAAGGCATAGGGGGTAGTGATGCTACTAAACTAGTAGCTGGTGAGTGGAAAGATTTATATCTAGAAAAGAAAGGTCTAAAAGAATCAGACGATCTTTCGTTTGTACTACCAGTGCAGATGGGTATCTATACCGAACCATTTAACAGAGAATGGTTTGCTGCACACAACAATGGTTTATACGTACAAGAATCAGAGGAAGTGTTATATCACAAAGACTATGATTTTATCTATGCTAATCTAGATGGATTTGTATTGGATGATAACTTCAAGCATCAAGGTGTATTTGAAGCTAAGCACGTTCATCCATTCACTAAAGATGAAACCTTACTAGAGAAATACTATGGTCAGATTCAACACTATATGATGGTAACTAAACTACCTAGAGCCTGGCTATCTGTATTGTTTGGTAACAGTAAATACAAAGCATTTGTTATTGAGAAAGATAAAAAGTTTCAAGACAAACTACTCAATGCAGAACGTAGATTTTGGCAACATATTCAAGAAGAAGATGAGCCACCAACACACGTAGACATAGATGAAATAGGAGGAGCTACATGACTAACAAAAGAGTATGGGATCAATTCAAACATACTGATCCTAAGTTCACCAAACCATTCAGTAAGTTTGGTAGAACACTAACAACAACTGATCCTATGTATCAAGTAATGAGGATGACTGATTACTTTGGTCCAGTAGGTGATGGTTGGACATACGAAGTTCAGTATACTTATACAGAGAAAAATGTATTTGCTGAACTCAAGATAGGTTGGAGAGAAGATACCAAAGAATACTTCAACTGGTATGGTCCAGTATCAGCAGTGAATCCACTGTATAACAGTAAGGGTACACTAGATGATGAAGCACCTAAGAAAGCTATGACAGATGCTATGACTAAAGCTATGTCGCATCTCGGTATGTCCGCAGATGTATTCTTAGGATTGTTTGATAGCAATAAATATGTTTCAGAAATGAAAGAAAAGTTTGCTGCTAAATCAAACGTAGATAAATCTAAAGTAAGGGAGGTTACATGAAAAGTGATGCAGATAAAATAGATGAAACACTTGGTTATGAATTAGGTAGTATTTGGGAAGAATTAGAATCAATCAAATACTCTCTAAGAGAAATAAAACAACTTTACAAACAAGAACTATTACACAAAGGAGTAATTAAAGATGATAAACAGAGTAATACTAGTAGGTAGATTAGGTACAGATCCAGAGATCAAAGCTACCAGCAAGGGTGATGAGTTTGCTAACTTTAGCCTAGCAACTTCAAAGAAGATAAAGACCAAAGATGGTACGTGGCAAGAGAAAACTACTTGGCACAAGGTTACCACCTTTGATCCTAATCTAACACAGACTATCAAGAACTATGTGAAGAAAGGTACAATGTTATATCTTGAAGGTGAGATAGATGTATCTGACTACACAGATAGTAATGGTAACAAACGTTATAATACTTCTATTATTATCCCTAGAATGGGTATCATGAAGATGGTAAGTACTAAAGGTGATGCTAAACAATCACCTTCTAAAGACATCAATGATGATATGCCAAATGACGATATCCCTAGCGATATACCGTTTTAATTTTATGGTCTGGGAAAAAGAGGAAATCCAGTTAAATTTATTCCTACTCTAAATAATCTCCGTAGAATAAAACAAAGCCATACTAACAAGGTGCTAGTACTAAAACTTATTTCTTATAGAAAGGATAATTAGTTTGTGTATATATCCCCTAGTATTAGCACCTTACAAATGATAGAAAGAGTTAATGACAATGATTGTTAAAGGAGAACTAGACGAATTGGTAGACACACTTCAAGATTACAGTGTCTATCTCAAGCAGTTCGGTTATGATGCCGATACTATTTTTGCAGCATATGCCATCATGGCAGCTTCGCTATCAGGCAAAAAGATTAAGAAGAACGCTTCCTCAGATGCTATTAGAGAACGTATGAAAGAACTTAGTGTCGTTCAAGTCCGTAGTTCTGGTACAGTTCATTAGCATATTCCACAGCATCAAAACTATGATGTTCCCAAAACCTGTGTTCTGGTTTATACTTACCCCATGTCAGATCTGAATGGTGTTCAAAACACAATGGTACTACAAGCTGATTAGATCTATTATGTTGAACCTGGCTACCACGTAGATGATGAACATTCATTGGTGAATTAGACATACAACCTGGAACGCAACATCCTTCTTGGATGATCTTCTTAAAATACTTTAAATCTTTAGATGTATACTTTGCCATCCCATGAACCATCCTTCCTTAATAACATTGGAACTATGGATGGTACACCATTAGTGATGACACCACAAGATAAGATTGGTTTAGCCATGTTTACTTTCATGTAAGCCATAGCCATAGACTTCTTATCAACTAAACAACCAACAGACATACCCCAGTTTAAATGGAAGTCATTACCGACATACTCTATGTTTGACTGAGTATGATAGTGTCCTTGAACTACCGATGCAGACATCATCTGGACTGCCTTGACAATGTTCTTCGATACTTGATGTGCAAAGTAAACTCTCCCCATAGGAGTTTCTTCCCAGTGTGATTCTTTCCACTGCCAACCATGACCTACATCTAGTATCTCATTGTAGTCTTTCAGAAAATATTTAGACATACCCTTTGCCATAGCACGTCTGAGGACCATAGAACCATGATTAGATTCTAATATAGTCATGACAGGGAACATAGCTTCTAGCTTCTTCATGTGATATCTACCGATCTCTAGTTCATCAGCAGGTGATGGTAGATCTGGATTGATTACGTGAGAAACATTAATTGAGTGCCAATCCATTTCGTCTCCGATATGAATAACATTCGTAGGATTATACTTATTAGCCAGAGCTTCAAGAAAACGATAGCTATCAGGGTGGTGATAAGGCACATGGAGGTCAGAGATGACCAAAATTCTATCGTTTTTTCCTGTTTTAAGAGCCTTAGAAGGGGTACTTTCACCTTTCCTAGGTCTACCCCTACCCCTTTTTACTATTATTGAATTTGTCTGCGACTTTTTCTGCTGATCTTCCAACTGTATATCCTCCTATTCCTACTAGAATAATGTTTAATAGGGAGTTCTGTACAGACTCTGGAATGTTAGGTGCAGTAAACCCAAACCAATGAGCTACCATTAAACCAGCAAACACCAACATCATAATTGGTCGCCAGTTTCTTTGTAAGAATCCTCCCTGTGCTTCTGTTTGTATTATTTTAGCAGCACCTTCTAGCTCTGCTAGTTCTCCTGCTAAGATTTTTTCTTGGACTTTTGCTTTGAGTTTTTCAGCATCACCTTTATTATCGACAACCTTATCAATAGTTTTAAATACTGCTCCTGCAACTGGTCCGAGTAAGTTAAGCATTGATCCCTGCCATTATGTCTGCCAACTTCTTGGCTCTCATGGGTGTCTGTTCTCTCCATCTACTGTTTAACATTTCCCCTGCACACTCTATATACCTCTGGTTGTATAAGTGTGATAAAGCGTTTTTAAATTTTGATACACCAGCTTCCCCCATTTGAAAAACCATTTCAATAATAACTTCACGAGCTTCTTCATCAATATCATAACCACTAAGAATATTCTCAGCACCATCAACTGCACGTTGAAAATCACTCTCAAATAAAGCCTCCCATCCTGATCTGTCTGTCGGTATATCTTCACCAGGTATGATCTTATGTCCATAACCCCCAGTTTCAAATCCCAATGTATCTTTGTAAACAGTTTCACAATACCCTTCATGTTCTTTAATCCTCTCTTTTAAATCAGTATACATCACTCTTAGTTGTACAGAATCCTGTGATAAACAAATCCTTTTCTTCTCTTAAAGTATATTTAAAATTATCTACATATGCAACACACTGTGCAACTGTATTAAATGGTTGAGATAAGGGTTCTGCTATACATACCTCATTTAATGGAGAGGTTAGCGACTGCACACAGGCAATCAAT